TCAATGCCCTTTTGACAGGGAGTAATCAAAAAAGGGGCACCAATTATCCATTCGGTAATCTTTGCCCTGGATATGGGCCTTAACCTCATCTCCCTGGGAATCCCTCAGACAGCCCCGCGCCCCCGTCCGCGGACCGGAAGGACGGTGCTCATTAATCGTCATCCCATAGCGTAGACGCCCTTTCCCCGGGTCCTTCTCCGTCAACAGCTGTACCGCATTCTTCCCCACCAGCCGGACAGACTTGATGGCAATATCCTCTCCCTCAGCCCCCACAAGGGAAAAACCATAATTGCCAGGATCGTCAACCGTCTTCGTGTCCAGAACCAAAGGGGGGCAGGGAGCATAAAATGCCACTTCCACCGTCCAACCCTTTCCGGACTTCCTGATTTTATGGGTCAGGGGATGCACGGGTTTCCAGTCCGCCCCATCCAACAGGACTTTCTTCATGACATAGCCCACATACTCCCCATAAAGGCGGGACATGGGCGCCGTCAAATGGACTCCGTCGCTATACTCGAAATGATACATCGGGGTCGTCATCACATACCGGCTGTCCTTCTCCAAAGCCATCTCCAGCTGTTCCAGAGCAATAGCCGGATAATCCGTAGGATTAAACTGATAATAATTCAAATGGGAACCAACCTGATAGCCGAAACAGACCACATCGTTTTTCTGCCCGGTCACGGCCCTGGCGTCATGATTTATGTCCCTGATCAGCTTTTCCATTTTTTCCCGGTACCATTCCCTCGTTTTTCTGTCCTGGTGATCCGTCTCTCCCTGGGTCCAGATAAACGCAGGCATGGAAAGGGTCTTCCCTTCCCGGTCAGCCAGTATTTTGGCGGCCTTCAAATCATCCAAAATGCGGTTGTAGGCTCCAGTTCCCCTGCCCAGGGAACCAAGGCTCGCCCCACCCACTCCCGTCGCAGAACAAATCAACCAGATACGGGAAGCCGTAACGGGAGAATAATGCTGCATCAGGCGGAACAAACGACAGGCAGCCCCGGATACGGGAGTTTCGCCGCGCGGACCGTTCACTCCTTCCTCCAGAGGAACCAGCATCTTGCGGTCACTGCCGTTCTCATACGCTCTCACCCCTCCCCTGAACATATACAAGCCCCCTTCCTCCTGCTTTTCCGTTACAACGGGCTTAGCCGTCCAGCCCACAGAAAGGGATTGACCGTAAGAAGTTAAATAATTCCAATCCGCCCACTCTGTTTTCCGGGAAGCACAGATGGATGCGGAAGCCGCCGCAGCCATGTGGAAAGCAAGCAAAATCAAGGTAACAGGAATATTCATCAGATAATTCAACGGACTCTGTCCGTGAACATACGTTAGCCGTTCCCTCTTTTTATCAATTCCTGAACACAAAGCTGTCCATCCATTGCTGCAGTACCATTACGCCAGGAAATACGGAATTGCCGTTCCAGCCGGGTCCACGCCATGTTTCGGTATCATGCCGTACCGGCAGGAAAACGCATTCGATATACCGACGGGATTTTTTATCCTCCAAAAGAAAGGCGGCAGAAATATTCCCCGTATTGCATAAACAACATGAATCATTTCCCGTCTATCAATGCCATATCCGCCTCCATCTGCCTTCTGGGATGCGGACTCGCCCTGCCTGTTTTCTCCCAACAGCCGGAAAAAGGAAAACCCGATGCCGCCCACATTTCCAAAACAAAAGCTGACTGGTGGAGCCAGAGGCACGCCCTGTTAAAGCAGACCCTGGCGGAAACACCATGCCAACTGCTGTTTATCGGCGATTCCATCACCCACCGCTGGGAAACCGACGGCAAAAAAATATGGTCTCAATATTTTTCCCCCTATGCTCCTGTCAATTTCGGCATAGGAGGCGACAGGACGGAACATGTATTGTGGCGCATTGACGATTCTGCCCTTAAAACGCCTCATTCCCCCCAAGTATGCGTTATCATGGTGGGCACCAATAACACAGGGCAATACAAAGGCAGGCAGACCCCGCAGGAAACGGCGGAGGGTATCCGGGAAATAGCTTCCCGGATCCATCGGCTCCACCCCGCCACTGAAATTATTCTTCTGCACATCTTTCCCCGGGGGAAAACGGCGGAAGACCCCCTGCGCATCCAAAATGAAATGATCAACAGGGAGCTGGACAAAACAAATATGCCGAGAGTCCATGTCGTCAACATTAATTCCGCATTCCTGGACAAGGACGGCACTTTCCTGCCGGGAATTACCGGGGACCTCGTCCACCTTACAGAAAAAGGCTACCGTCTCTGGGCGGACGCACTACTGCCGGAAATCAAAAAATACATGAAGTAAGTCCGCTACCCCCTTCCGCCCGGCTCAACGGCCAATTCGGCCTCATCTGCGCAGAAGCGGCCAGCCAATCATGGTTGTCACTCCCGCACATAAAAAACCGGAGGGATTATTTTCCCTCCGGTTTTCGGATACGGCCGTTAAAACCGTTTAAATTGTCTTAATCACGGAAGAGTCGTCATCATCCCTGTCCTCGGCAGAAGCGGCCTTCCTGGTGGGAACAGGCGTCTTCCTGACCTTTTCCAGAGCCTTGTCCACCGCCGCAATCACCTTGTCTTCCCCGGTCTTCTGACTGGACAACTCATTATAAATCTTTTCCTTGGCCTCATAATCGGCCTTGGCTGCCGCATCGCCGGGATTGGCCTTGAACTTGTCCTCCGCCTTGAACAAGGCCTCCTCCGCAGCCTGGAACTTTGGTTCCACCGCGTTTCTCTGGTCTTCCGCAGTCTGCTTAATGCGGCCCAGCAAGCGAATCACATACGGGCGGTTGCTGAGCCTCTTGAATGCGGAAACCAGAAACTGGCGGCGTTCGCTGGTTTTGGCATCCGCAATAAGGGGGTCAAACAACTTGAGCGTGGCGTTGTCATCCCGGTCACGGTCCACGGAGAGTACGCGGAGAATGGAATCATGGGCCTGGGAACGCACGCGTTCATGCAGGGATTCGTCTTTCCAGGCCTTGAACAGGTACGGAACGGCGTCATCCGTATTCCAGTCCCCCCAGGCGGTAATGATGGCAAGCGCCTTTTTGGGATCCTCCTTATAGCTCTTTTCCATCATGTCCAGTACCTTGGGATCACCGGTGCGGGCCAGCAGCTTGTAGAGCATTTTGACGTTTTCCTCCGGCATATCTTTCTGATACTGGAGCAGTTTGGAGGAAAGCGCCTTGCGCTTGGCTGGAGGAGCTTCGTCAATCAGGTAGCGCGCCGTACGGAAAGCGGAGGAAATCAAATCCGGGGAAGCATCCTTCTTCTGGAGGATCTTCATCACGTCGTCAAGGTCGTCCAGCTTCATGGCAAAACGCATGTACTTGAGCACCACGGCCTGCTTGTCCTGGATCTTCTTATTCTTGCTTTCGCTGATGGAAGCGTACAGGTCTTTCAGCATGTCGCGCATGGCGGGGCTGGAAGACTTGGCCAAAAGGGTCACCATCATGGAATATTTTTCCTTACTGTACCTGCCGACATTTTTTTTCATGTCTTCCACCACCTGGCGGGCAATGTTGTCATCCATCTGGGCCATGATGGAAACCAGGTGGGCGGCGCCGGGCCAGTTTTCCCTGTTGCCCTTGACTCCCCTCACATTGGCGAGCAGCAAAGCGGCATCCTCCGCATCGGGAACGACTTTCACATCCGGAACACGGCTGAGATTCTTGGAGTCAAACAGACGGCTGCGGCCCAGTTTCCCGCCTTCCACGACCAGCGCATTCAGGCGGGCGTTCTCACCTTCCACCTTTTCTTTCTTGCTGCTGGTGCTCCATGCATAAATCCCTACGCCGGCAGCGATGACAACCAGGGCGCATACCCCATAAATGACACCCCGCAGCAGGGATTTGGATTTATCCACGGAAGCGGCCATATCCCGGGCGGATTCCGTTCCGGCGGGAGGCTGAATACCGTCGCCCGCCGGAGGAGCGCCAGCGGCAGGGGAAGCTCCCGCGGCGGCCACAGGCTGGGGAACCGCAGCGGGAGCCACGGAGGAAGCTGGTACTGCCCCCACGGGGGATTTTAATACTTTCAGCTTGGGAACGGCGCTTTCCGGAGCGGCGGCCGGGGATTTCTCCGCCGCAGCGGGAGCCGCGGCCGTCTTGAAAACTTTTAATTTGGGAGCCCCCCCCGCAGGAGCAGGCTCCGGAACAGACGGTTCCGGGGTCTGCACAGCCGCAGGCGCTACCCCTGCGGCCTGGGCCAGTGCAGCGGCCTGAGCTTCCGCCAGGGCTTTCTGGGCCTCCGCTACCTTGGCAAGGGCATCCTGAATCTGTGCGTCCACGGAAGGCTCGGGCTGCGGAGCGGAAGCGGCTTCCTTTTTCTCCAGCTCCGCCGCAAGGCGCGCTCTTTCCTCTTCGGCAGCTACACGGGCGGCCTCCTTTTCTGCGGCAATGCGCGCGGCTTCGGCAGCCTCCTGCTCCGCCTTGATTCTTGCGGCTTCCTGCTCGGCAGCTATTCTCGCCGCCTCCTTTTCGGCAGCAATACGGGCGGCTTCCTGCTCGGCAGCCGCCTTTTCCGCAGCAATCCTGTCCGCCTCCGCCTGTTCCGCTGCGCGGCGGGCGGCTTCCTCCTGCTCCTGAGCCAGCTTGGCCTGCAACTCAGGAGTGAGAAAACGCGGCTTGACAACCTCCACGCCTTCCGCGGCGGGAGAAACAAACTTTACCTTGGGTGCGGCCGCAGGGGCTGCCGTTACCAAACGGCGTCGCAATTTGGGAGGTTCCGGCGAAGAAGGGGTTCCTGTCTGATCGGTCATCGTGATAAAATGGCTGGGAAATTGGAGTGATTTTATACGATTCCGCGGCCCCCTGCAACCTCAAAATACCGTCTGGAAAACGGGCGGGGAACAGCCGCCGTGCGTGGTTCAACAGGCAGATTGCGGAAAAAGGCTTCACCCGGGATATAACATGGAAAAGCGTTTAAATATCCCGCGGATTCTCCCGCAAAATCATAAAAAACACAATATGTTAACAACAACAATCATGAATAAAGTAAAGCGCCCGTAATAGAACTTCAAGAATACGCACCAGTCATTTAAGAATCCTCTTAAAAAATGTTATAACACATATACTTTTTTCTTGCCAGACCAAGGATGATTAGTTAAATAAACAACCACTCGTCAACATCATGAATTCCAACGACAGTACCAAAAATAAGAGGCGCTACACGCCTGAAGAAAAACAATCCGTTCTTGATTTCATTGCTGAACGGAAAACCCAAAACAAAAGGGGTGCCCAGAAAGAAGCCGCCGAACGCTTCGGCATCAGCACGGTGACCATCTCAAGCTGGATGAAGGCATCCAAGGCCAAGCGCGGCCGCAAGCCCGGCACCAAAAATACAACTGCTCCCAAAACACAGCCTCTCGCAGCCGCCCAACCCGCCGACCTGCGCCGCCTGGCGGCCGTTCTGGAAGAAATCGCCGACCTTGAAGCCCAGACAGCCAAACTCGATGCCCTGCGCGCTGAAGCGGAGGAACTCAAGAACAGGCTGACTGCCAAGCAGGCCTGATTGCTTTTATTCCTTCCTTTTCCGGAAAACCGGCTTCCCCTGACAAGGGAAGCCGGTTATTTTCTTTACGGAGATCGCGCTTGCCCCCCCGGAACAATTCCTTTAATATCCGCCGTCGTGACTCAACCCTCCCACATTGCTCCCGCGAGTCAGTCTGTGGAAGGCATGTATGCCGACTACTTTCTGGATTACGCCTCGTATGTCATTCTGGAACGGGCCGTACCCAAGATCAATGACGGGTTTAAACCTGTGCAGCGCCGTATTCTGCACGCCATGGACCGCCTGGACGACGGGCGTTATAATAAAGTGGCTAATATCGTGGGAGACACGATGAAATTCCATCCGCACGGCGACCGTTCCATTGCAGACGCGCTGGTGGGGCTGGGACAAAAAGGGCTGCTTATCGACACGCAGGGGAACTGGGGCAATATTCTGACAGGCGACCCCGCAGCGGCTTCCCGCTATATTGAAGCCCGCTTCACCTCCTTTGCGCGTGACGTAGTATTCAGCCCCAAGGTCACGGAATGGCAGCTCTCCTATGACGGCAGGAACAAGGAACCGGTCAGCCTTCCCGTCAAATTCCCCCTTCTTCTCGCTCAGGGAGCGGAAGGCATCGCCGTGGGGCTTTCCAGTAAAATTCTTCCCCACAACTTCAATGAGTTGATTGAAGCCTCCATCGCCTACTTGCGCGGCCAGCCCTTCCAGCTTCTGCCGGACTTTCCGACCGGAGGCGTGATGGATGCCACCAACTACCGTGACGGAGAACGAGGGACGGGCCGCGTCCGCATCAGGGCGCGCATCCTCACGGAATCGAAGAAACTTCTCCGCATCACGGAAATCCCGTTCGGCGTCACCACGGAAATCTTAATTGATTCCATTGTCTCCGCTGCGGAAAAGGGAAAAATTAAAATCGCCCGCATTGAGGACAATACGGCCCAGCATGTGGACATCCTGGTCCATCTCCCGGCCGGAGCGGATCCGGAGCAGACGAGGAAAGCCCTGTTTGCCTTCTCCGCCTGTGAAGTCAGCATCTCCCCGAATGCCTGCGTCATTGTGGAGGAAAAACCCAGGTTCATGTGTGTCAGCGACATCCTGCGCTACAATACGGACTCCACCAAGGAAATCCTGCGCCAGGAGCAGGAAATCCGACTCAAGGAACTGAACGAGGCGTGGCACCAGGCAAGCCTGGAAAAAATATTCATTGAAAACCGCATCTACCTCTCCATAGAAGATTCCGAAACGTGGGAAGAAGTGCTCGGCACCATTGACCGGGAATTGCAGCCGTTTGCATCCCGGCTGCGCGCCCCCATTACCAGGGACGACTTGGTAAGGCTGACGGAAATCAAAATCAAGCGGATTTCCAAATTTGACGCTTTCAAGGCAGACCAACACATCCGCCAGCTTGAAGAGGACATCGAACAAACGCAGAAGAACCTCAACCAGCTTACCAAATTCACTATCCGCTGGTTTGAAGCCCTGCGTAAAAAATACGGCGCCGCCTATCCGCGGAAAACGGAAATTTCCTCCTTCGGCTCCGTAAACCGCGCGCAGGTGGCTGTCGCCAATGAAACATTGTATATTGATGACGAAGGCTTTGCCGGTTACGGCGTCAAGAAGGGAAACCCTGTCTGCAAATGCTCCACGCTGGATGACGTGTTGATCATTGACAATGCAGGCGTGCTCAAAATCGTGCGGATTCAGGACAAATTTTTCGCTGGTAAAAATCCCCTTTATATTTCCGTCATCAAAAAAGGGGACGACCCCGTGTTCAACCTGATTTACCGGGACGGAAAAGACGGCCCCGTGTACGCCAAGCGTTTCCGCATAGGAGGGTTCACCAGGGACAAGGAATATCCGCTTACCCGAGGCGCAAAGGGAACGCGCATCTTCCACTTCTCCGTGCATGAAACGGAGGAAAACAGTTCCCAGATAAGCGTAAACGTTTATCTGAAAGCCGTTCTGAAACTCCGTAACCTGATCAGGCCCTTCCACTTCGCGGACCTGAGAATCAAAAACCGCGGTGCCCAGGGAAATATCATTACCAGGCATCCTGTGGAACGCGTCTCCCGCATCATGCCTCCGGCCAAGTCCGGAAATGAGGAAACGGAAGGGCCAACAACCGCTCCTTCCGCAACAGCGGAACGGACGGAAGGCTCACCCGCCCCCTCCGCGGAAACGCTGCATCCTGAAACAGCCCCACATTTGGAGGAACCGCCTGCCGATCCGCCGCTGGAACAGGGCTCCCTGTTTGACTCCTGAAACGTTTTCAATCTCTTAAAATGGAAATATCCATGCCTGACTATCCATTTTCGGCTTGCCACAACGGGCCATCTTCTGTAGATATGGGCCACCTCATTACCATGCCGCTTTAGCTCAGTGGTAGAGCACCCGCCTTGTAAGCGGACGGTCGTCAGTTCAAATCTGACAAGCGGCTCCATCATAACCCGCTCAAGGTCAACCCTTGGGCGGGTTGCTTTTATGAGGCGTGCGCCATTACTCGTTCCCATGAATTTCCGGCGTGCCGCTTTTGAACATTCATCATCCATTCATATCTCCGGCGGAATGCGGCAGCCGCAGGAAGCAAAGCGGACACAACATCTGGCAAGAGGCCATTCCACCCACGGGCATCCCCGTCAACTTCCGGCAGCGAAGGGCCATTCCCGGAGCGGGAAGAAGGTTCCGTTGGCGATAACGCCGCCTCAGCAAGCCGTTTCCCTCCTTGAATACGCCTCCATTGCCGTTTCGACCAAGGGAACCATGATTCAAACCAATGGATACTACAGAAAAAAAGATGGCCGCGGCTATCCTCCGGTTTGAAGACAGCCGCGTTACCGGGCCGGATTCCCTGCGCGTTTCCCGCCTTCCCGCCGCCGACAAGGGCGGCAAGTGGGAGGTTTGCGGCATTTGCGACGGCATTGAACCGGACGTGTTTAACAGATTGAAGGCCCTGCTGGATGCCGGAAGGCGTGAAGATGCCTGGGAGGGATGTCTCCAGTACGTCCTGGATAATACCGCCGCCGTGCGTTCCTGGCTGGGGTCTGACGCTTTTCCGGCCACGGAGTTTATGTTGCGGGATCATTTTTTCAATTCTGGGAGCAGGAATACCGGGAAGATTTTGCAGCGCGCGCTGAACATCCACGGCGCCGGGCTTGTGGTGGACGGGATTGTCGGCCCCAGGACCCGGCAGGAGCTGCAGGACCAGCTGGCCGCCACGGGTGAAGCGGTGTTCCTTATCGCTCTGCAGGAGAAGCGTCAGGCGTTTTACCGCTCGTGCAGGCAGTTTCCGACCTTCGGGAAGGGCTGGCTGAACCGCTGCGACGATGCGTTCAGCGTGGCGCAGGAGCTTGTTTAGTTGTTTACCATTAGTTGTTATGGGATCTATTTTCAAACCTAAAGTGACACAGGCTCCGGCTCCGCCGGTAGTAGAAGAGCCGCTGAATCCGACGGCAACGGAGAAGTCTGTTTCCGATGCTTCGGAGGATGTTCAGACCAAAAGCAAGCGCAGGTTGAAGCTGTCCGATACGGTGAATAATCCGAATTTGTCCGGCGGTTTGTCCACGTTGCGCAAAACCTTGGGATAGCAGCCATGGAGGCACGCGATTACATTGCCCTGGCAGATAATCTGCGCACGGAACGTGCTGCTTTTGAAGGCGGCTGGGATGAAATGCGCCGTATTATCATGCCCAGGGCTACGGGCAACGCCTATCCCGACCGCGTACCTGATAACGGCGGCGGCTTGGAGCATAGCGACGTCGCCAATAACAGCTTGAAGAAACTGGCATCCGCCCATTTAACTTATATCACACCTTTGGACAGGCGCTGGTTTACCTTGCGCCCGGTAGGTTTTAATAAGGATGGGAATCAGGCTCTGAATGATTGGTATAGCAAGGTTACGGAGGTGATGGAGCGGGAACTTGCCGTTTCCAATTTTTATTCAGTGATTCATGAGGTTTACCTTGATCGCTGTTTGACCGGAACCGGCTGCATGTTTGCCGAGATGAACCTTAACAGGAAGCTGATTTTCCGGCACATTCCCACAGGCACTTACGCTATCGCGGAATCGGAGTCAGGTGATGTTGATACGCTGGTGCGCTGGTTCCGGCTGACGGCTCACCAGGCTGCGCAGAAGTGGCAGGAGGATGCCCTGGGCCCCAAGGTAAGGAGAGCGCTCAAGGATGCCAAGCGACGATACACGGATTCTTTCGAGTTTGTGCAATGCGTCCTGCCCAACCCGAAAGGCAAGCTGTTGTCCGACCATCTGCCGCCTGACAAGAGGCCGTGGAAGGACGTCATTATTTCGTTGGACGATAAGAAGATTGTGTTTGAGAGCGGTTTTTTCGAATTTCCGTTCCTGGTGACGCGCTTTCTGCGCTGGGGCGATAGTCCCTACGGGGTGGGGCCGGCGTGGTTCGCGCGGCGCACGATCCGCATGGCTATCGACATGGAGAAGATTCTTTACACGCTGGGGCAGACAAAGGCTTATCCGAGGCTTTTCCTGCTGGCAAAGCAGTATGGGGAGGTGGATTTACGCGCCGGCGGCCAAACCGTCATTTCTCCGGAAGCGGCGGAACTCGGCTTGCCGCGCGAATGGGGCACACAAGGGCAGTATGATATTGGGCTGGAATACCTGCGAGGGCTGTACGCCAAGATTGAAGAGGCTTTCTACGTTCCCATGCTGGAAACCGTTTCCCGAATCGACCGCCAGATGACGGCCACGGAGGTGGCTGCCAGGGAAGCCGAGAAGGTGCTTGGCTTTACGCCTTCTTTCACGTTGTTCGTGAGCGATTTCAGGGTGATGTGCCAGCGTATTATGGCCCTGTTGTACCGTGCCGGGAAGCTTCCGGAGCCGGTTCAGGGCGTGTTTGAGGTCAACCGGCGGGGCGCTCCTACACGCCTGGCCGTCCCCCAGGTTCAGTTCATGGGGAAGATCGCCCAGGCGATTGCACGTACACAGACGGACGGCTTGATGACGGCTCTTGAGTCTATCGGCACTTTGTCCCAGATGACCGGCCGGCCGGAGCTGCTGGATATTGTGAATCTCAATAAGGCCGGGGAATTGATTTACGATTCCAAGGGTGCCCCGATGGAGTGCAAGGCTTCGGAGGATGAGGTGAAGAAGAAGGAGACTGAAAGGAGGAATCAGCAGGAAGCGGCCATGCAGGCAGCCCTTGCCGAACAGTCCTCCGTGGCTAACAGGAATAATGCCCAGGCCCAGCAGGCTTTACAAACGACATGAAGACGGATCCCATAAATGAGTACGAACAGTGCATGAAGCGCCGCAGAAGGATTTTCCGGGAAGCATTCAGGAATCCGGAAGTTCTGGCGGAGCTGAAGAGGCATTTCCAGACCGATCTTCCCTGTTTCCAGGGGAAGGCAGGTTCTTACGACCCCCTTGACGCTATGCGTCGAGACGCCTACCGCGAGGTGGTTTTGTTCATCGAAGCGGTTATTGGCAATCATTACAAACCAGAAGAAGAGACTATAGAAGAAATACCATGATTTTATTTAAGTTGTACCATAACCGATTTCTTTTTGAAGAGGCCCCGGAGAATGGAGGAGGTAACGGTGGTGGTTCCGCTCCTCCTTCCTCTTCCGGACGTCCCAGCCTGGCTAATCCTGCACCGGAGCCAACTCCGGCGAACGATGAGCAGCCGGCCATCCCTCCCCCCTCGGATCCGGGTTCTCCGCAGGGAGACCCGCCTTCCCAGGGGGATTACGTGTTGACGTTCGATGATACGTTTTCCGGCGACGAGACGCTGCAGCATTTGCTGACCGAGACCGGCAAGGCCCACGGGCTTCCTGTCGCAGGGCTTTCCGCGTTTATTAAGGATATGGATGCGCGTCTGGCGGCCAAAGCGGCCGAACAGCAGCAAGCGCAGAATGCCGCTATGGAAGAGGCATGGAAACAGCTGGATGGAGAGTGGGGACGGGACAGCGACGCCCGCCAGATGCGCGCCGTTCAAATGGCTGGGAGGTTGTGCCGTATGGCCGGTATCGACCAGAGCGTGTTTAATGAGATGGGCATTGCCGATCATCCGGCCATGTACAGGATTCTGGATGCAGTAGGCCGGATTCTGGACGAACCGGCTCTTCCGGCGCCCCCCGGACGGCAGGAACAGCAGGCCCGCGGTGAAGCCCAGCGCATGATGCACGATCCGGAACATCCGGATTATTCGGCGTTCCACGATTGCGACCATCCGCGCTTTGCCGAGGTGAGGGCCAAGTATATGCGGCTGATGGGCGCGTAAGCAGATATTGCTTTTCCAGCAAGCCCTGTTTCCTTTTTAGGAGCAGGGCTTTTTTAAGGCAGAAGTTCCGGCAGGGATTCCGCAGCGGACCGCAGCTGTTCTGCGGAGGGGCGGATGTACACGCTATGCACGGCGGAAGAATCATGCCCCACCAGCTCCATGGCCAGCCCCTGCGATACGCCTGATGCCTGCAACAACGTGGCGGCCGTCGCCCTGATGCTGTGGAATGACTTGCTGTTCATCCTCCGTCTGCGGCCGCCGGCCGCTCCATGCACCACGCCGATACCATGGGTGCGCAATAGAAAGCCGAACTGGGCGGAAGCTCCATCCCCCAAAGCCAGCAGGGGCGCGTGAAGCAATGCGTCCGCCGGTTCCCCCGCTTCCTTCCAGCGGGCAAGGGCCCATTGGTAAAAGCCCTCCCTCATGGGCTGGTCCATCCAGCGCCCCGTCTTGCCCGTTTCAAAGCGAACGACGCGGCGCTCCCAGTCAAACTGATTCCAGTTGAGGCGCAGAATGTCCCCCAGCCTCTGCCCGAAGGTTTCAAACGAGCAGCGGACCGCAGAACTCCACAGGGGCGGGAAATGCTCAATCATGTAGCGGATTTCGTCCATGGTGAACGCTTCCTTGTGCAGCTTCTCGCCCGCGCGGTCCGGGGGAATGGAAACGCCGGCGCACGGGTTGCGGTCAATTACTTCCGAATCCACGGCGTCCGCGAATGCCTGGGATAGAACGGACATATCCTTGTATACAGTCTTCTGCCGCACCAGTTCGCGGCGAGCCGCCACAAAGCCTTTGATGTCCGCTTTGGTGATCAGGCGAAGCGGGGCGTTCGCCCGCGCTCCCAGATACTCGTAAAAATGCTTGCAGGCGGTTCTGGCGTTGTAGGCCGTCTGCTCGGAGACAAGAGCTGCCTTGCGCCCTACAAATCCATCACACCAGGCACGCACGGAGGTGTTGTTGTATGATTGATGGTTTTCCGCCTCCGCGCAGGCTATCTGCACGCCTCGCTGGTAGGCGATACGTTCCGCCAGTTTAGCCGTGATGCGGTCTCCTTCAAATTCTCCGCCATTCACAGGAACTTTCGTGGAACGGCGCTTCATCTTGCCGTCCGGCCCCTGAAATGTCACCATCCAGTAGGGGGAGGATTTTTCCTTGTTGATGGACAGACGCCCCTTGTAAAAAGGCTTATTCAT